GTATCGATGATACAGCTGTGCTGCAGCTTTATACATTATATCTTCCAGCAGTAGCCAAAACTTAGATTCATTACCATTTGCTTTGATGGCCAAGCGAGGTAAGTTTACGGTGGTGAAGCTTAAATTTCCTCTACGATCTGTTACAGCAGGGCCGTGCCTATTAGCGATCACCCTAGTTCGGCAACCCATTGCTGCAACTTCAGTACCATACTGTTTGTTGAAGGACGAATCCATAAAACAGAATGTCGGATTCAATCTCTCGCTTGCCACAGTGCAAGCGAGTCTGAAGAGGTCGTAGTTAGGGTCGCCTGGTTCCATATTGATGCCTTTCTTCAATCTGAAGATGATGTTTGGAAAGATAGGAGTTTCCCCTCGACCGAGTCCTGCTCTAAAGGCCTTCAACAAGTTCTCTGTTGTTTTGCGACCCCCGGTCGATGTGTCTGTACCTAAATTGATCGACGAAAAAGGTACCTGTGCCCCTGCACGAGAGTGCATCGAGTTCAAGTTATAAATAAGAGCTTCCATTGCCTGGTAAACTGAGTAATCGTCGGCGTTTTCCATATAAGGAGCCATATCACGGTCGAAGAATGCAAACGACTGACCACCGTGCATATCGTTTTGGCTGCTTTGCAGAATAATAGCAGCTAAGGCACTTGCCGAACCTGGACGGGCCGGTGGCCTTATATAGCCATGACCGTTGTTAAAGCCTTCAGCGAGCAACTGTCCCAATGATATCTGTATGCAAGTGAGAGTCTTGCCATAGAAGTCCAAATCGTGAATGTGAATATCGCCGTTTCGGTGAAGTTCTGCAAAGTCTTGCGGTATCAATTTAGTTAAGTAGAATTGTCTGCTAGCGGCACTCGCAATTTGTAGCATCTTCGCGGATGGCGAGTTCCCAATGTTAGCATTCTCTCTGCTCGTCTCCTTAATGATGTCGGCGACAGTTTCCATTAGATCTGAGCGGCCTTCGCGTATCCTAGTTCTTTCTGCTCTATATAGAATGTAAGCTTTTGCCGTTCTGTTGAAGCCACAATCCATTAAGACGTGCTCTACCACATCTTGAATTTCCTCAACAGATAGCTTCTCGAATTTACCTATACGTTTCAGCACCTCGCTCGTTACAACGAGTGTCTCGCTCGCGTCCAGCTCTCCCGTACTCGCTCCAGCTTTTCGAATCGCTTCTGTTATACGTGAGTCGTCAAATGGAACTTCTCTACCGTCGCGTTTGATTACCGTTTGCATGGTACACCTCCACTCTAGTCATTGTAGTACTTCTATCTCTTCGAGCTCTCCCCAACATTCGCCCACTTTAATATCTGCCTCAAAAGGAACCTTGCTATTAAGTACTTCCTTAGGTGTAGCCATCATAGTTTCTATAACTAACTTGGCAACTTCATTCTGGTGTTCCGCAGGGCACTCCGTTAGTATGCTGTCATGCACTAAGTTGATAATGCGAGCACCGAACCTCTTAATGCGAGGCTGAAGCTTAATCGCAGACAGCAGCGTCATATCACTTGCGATGGACTGGATACGAAAGTTTCTTGCCTCATTCTTCAGGTCGTCGATATTCTCGGGAGAAATCAATCCGAACCTGCGCTTTCTTCCTAACGGAGTGGTAAGAATCTCACCCCGCATAGCTGCTTTATCGCACCCAAACAGATAATCACGAGCTTGCGGAGCACGCTCGAACCAGTTATCAATCATCTCCTGAGCCTCTTGATGTGGAATGTTAAAAGTCTCAGCTATCGAGTGCGCTGTTCTACCATAAGCAATGCCGAAGTTGATAGTCTTCGCTTTGATCCTCTCGATTTGTAACGCTTCAGATACTTCTGTGTGTAAGTCTCGACCTTCTTGGAAGACACGTGAGAGGAACTCATCTCCACTGATGTATGCTAAAGTTCTCAGCTCGGCACTCTTATAGTCGGCTTCGAGCAAGACACAACCTGGCTGCGCATAGTAAATCTTTCGCATCGGTTTGGGAACATTCTGCACGTTTGGATCGGTACAACTCAAGCGTCCCGTAACAGTACCATGGACGTTGAAAGTTGGATGTACCCTACCGTCGCTTGCAATCCTGTCTTGGACACCTTTAACGTACGTACCGTACGCTTTTCTTACGGATCGGTACTTCAGTATCAAGTCGATTATGTCGTGCTTTTCCTTTAATTGCTGTAGTACTTCTTCACCTGTGCTGCGCCCCTTCGTGCCTTTTCTACGTTTAGGTGCTAACCCAAGACGATCAAATAATAACCATGCCAGTTGCTTGGGGCTACTAGGATTAAATTGCTTAGGTACAGATTTAGCGTCCGTTTCCTTAACGTATGCCTCTCCACTCCATACAGGTCTCGCTACTTCTTGAATTTGTGCTAATATCTGCTCCATCTCTCCTACTAACTCGTCCCCGACCTCTTTCAACCGTTCAGGTTTAGGATACATTCCCGCTCGTTCCACTTCCTTCAAGAACCTTGATGCCGGTAGTAGTACATTATAATACAACTTATTCAGGTCCTGATCACTCGTCACTTGCGGGTGGAATATCTCAAATAAACGGTACGTACGATCGCAGTCCAGAGCTAAGTACTCATACAGGACTTCCTCCGGCACGTCAGCGTACCCAAACTTTTTACTTTTACCTTTCACGTAAGCGTCGACTACGTGTTTGTACGGCTGGTCTCCTAGATACTGCATCGCTAGCTGTTCTAAGTCGTGAGTACCGGGATTCTCGTTTAAGCAGTAATGTAGCAACATGGTATCTTCATCCAAACGTGCTGGCAGATTCCGTTCGTGTAGAAATCCTAAGTCATACTTACCATTCTGCCACACCCATCGCGGATCGAGATGCTTAAATAGGTCACCTAGCTCCGGAATAACGCTCTCTGGAAAGATTAAGACTCTGCCTGGTGACCAGCAAATACCCAAGCACAAAATCCGACCTGTAATTACATCTCCCGAAGTCTCAATGTCAGCCGCCAAATACGGTTGCTTGACTAAACCTGCTTTTGCTCGTGCTAGCTGTGCTGGCGTCCTGACTACCGTATAGCTGGGTTTCGGAGGCGGTTCGAGAGAGCGACCTCGGATTGCGTCACTTACTCGTCTCAAAGCCTGCACAAATAGAGGGTACTTTCCACCATCACGTAGTATCGCAGCAGGATGAAAAGCAGGAATAATCTTGCAGTCAAAATCTAGTAGGTGATCGTGGATGACCCTGCCCTGTTCTTTGGTGATCTTTTTCTTGTAGTCTCCAGTCAAAGCGTGCATAGATGTGTTGCCGAAGGCAATAATTATTTCAGGCCTCACCCGGTTAAGCTCCGACAGCAAGCGAACGCGGCACTGCTCGATCGCCTCCTTCTTAATCGGCTTGCCAGACGGTGGTCGGCAGAGCAGTGCGTTCGTGATGTATACCTCTTCTACAGGAGGAAGCCCTACAGCTTTAAACGCCTTTCTAATCAGCTCTCCGCTCGGCCCTACGAAAGGACGTTTACGAGCCAGCTCTACAGTACCAGGCGCTTCCCCGACAATCGCTATGCGTGCCTCTTTAGGCACGCTAGCTGGTATCTTGGGGTAGCGCCGGTATACGCAATCAGAACAGTTCCCCATGACATATATCCTCCCATACCCGGATATTTGCAGCGAGGAGGGCTGCATTTACTGAAGAATCTGTAAAGTCAATCTCGTTTTGGTCGCGAGGTACGTTGCTCTTAACGGCCGTATACACATTTTCACCCTGCCTGGCATACACGTACGGTATAGAGCTATCAGTTCCGCGAATCCAGTTGGATACGAAGTTAAGTGCACCTATTTCCCTCGGGTCATACGCACACCCAAGCAAATGAACCTCAACATGGTGCTGTTCGAGGTCCCGCTCTATAAGATGAAACAGTGTGCTGCGTATACACGGCCCCAGTTTGTAAGACATAAACTTTGATATACCTATCGAACTGATAGGCCAAGTAAGCATTGCCTGAGCGCAGCTTACCCACTCCGAAACGGTGCTTCCTTGAGGTACCGCCATTAGCTTAACATCGAAGTGTTGTTTGATCTTGTGTATTGCTCTATAAGAACGATCAAGAGTTTGTTCGGAGTCGTATATCACATCTGGTAAGATGACCTCTGTAGGCTGCACCTTCTCGATTGCACGCATCAACAGATCCAACGCCGGTTGGGCATTCTCAGCAGCACCATTGTCCAGCAAGACAAAGGCACCATTCTGCTTCTCGTTACGGTAGAAATCGGCATACCCATCGTGCTGCAGGGCGAGATGAGCTAAGCACATCTGATATAACTTACCCTTAACCAGGTTAAGGTATGGGATTGGAACCATACTTGCTACATGCATCTTTACCATCCAACTCCTTTCATAAGATGTTCCCTAATAATACCAACGACCTGCTGCACCGCTGCCTCCACTGAAATGCACGTAGTGTTCACCAAGTGCCAAGGCAAAGCAGTACCTTGCAGTAGCTCGACGTACCAGTAGTTTATTTCATTGAGCAGTTTGATGTTGACGTACGCGTCACCTCTCACTTCCAACCTGCTCCGTAGGGCCTGCTCGCTAGCAGTCACGAACACTACCACGGTATTGGCTAGTAGCATCTCAAACTCGATTTGAGCTTTATAGGCGAGCAAGGTGGAGTCTTTCCCTTCGACTAGTGGAGTGTAAATCAAGTCTGAAGGATAGTAGCAGCGATCCCACACGCTGAGGGCGTACAACTTACTCTCGTTGATATAGTCTAGCGTTCTAGACACTTTACTATCCTCACGGTAAGTCATCTTCCTAAAGTTTACTGACGCTCCTGGCAATACAAGCTTACACTGCTGGTGCATTTCTTTCAACTTAGCCACGATGGTGGATTTTCCACCACCATCGGGGCCTTCAAGCAGTAATATCAAACTCTACCACCCTTTCCTATCAAAGTAAGAAACTCAGATCGTGTTTGAGGAGCATGAATAAAGATGCCCCGCATTGCGGAAGTTACCGTTTTAGTCCCCGGTTTCTGCACTCCACGCATTGTCATACACATATGCTCCGCCTCAATTACCACACCCACTCCGAGAGGACGCAATGCTTCGTCGATGGTATTAGCAATCTGAGTCACCATGCGCTCTTGTATCTGTAACCTTCTGGCGAAGCATTCAACGAGCCATGCTAACTTGCTGATTCCAACTACCTGTCCGTTAGGTACGTAACCGATATGGGCGTAGCCAAAAAACGGCACCATATGGTGTTCACATAAACTGTAAAACGGGATGTCTCTTACAATGACCAACTCCTGGTGGTTCTCGTCAAACGTCGTCGCCAGGATCGCCTTCGGGTCTTCAACTTGATAGCCTGCCAGCAGTTCCTGGTACATCTTAGCAACTCGTCTAGGAGTGTCGCGTAAGCCTTCCCTTTCGGGGTCTTCCCCAATCTCTTTCAAGATCTCGTATATATGTTGCTTAATAGCTGCCCGATTCAATTTATACACCTCTCTTATTGCCCCATAGTAATACATGCAGCTGCGGTAAAACTCGTACGTCGCATAACCTTGAATCGTCTCGGATACGAGCTACTAAAGCCCTCGTCTTGCTCAGAATTCCAAGTGCATCATCTCCTGGTTCAGTACCAACCTGCAGGACGAACGGTACGAATGGATAGGCCTGATGTACTTTATACATGTACTGCATATCTTCATCGTTAAATATCACTACTTTGAGCTGAACGAATGGCGGGCCTGCCTGTATAAATGGATCCAACCCCTCTATAGGCGTCTCATTTCCAGAGGAGGGACCTTTCGGAGATAGAGTTACCAAGTCTACACCTCTAACCCAGTCGCGCCAGAAAGTTCCTTGAGTTTCTAACGAAATTAAGAAGCCTTTTGTGTTTAGCAGCAAGACGAGATCGGTCAAGTCGTGGATGCAAGGGTTTCCACCTGTCAGCACGACATTGTTACACTTCTTTATGTCTAATTGATGAATAATCTCTTCCGGCGTTAAGTATTTCGGTTCTTCCACTTTCTGGGCATACTTTGTATCACACCATAGGCATTTGTTGTCACATCCTGCGAAGCGCACAAAATAAGTCTTCCTACCTAAGTCTATACCCTCGCCTTGGATAGTAGGACCGAAGATTTCAACAACAGGATATTTCATTCTTCAACCTCCACAAAAGAAGTCGGAGTTTCCCACAAACGTACTCTTACGCACCTCACGGGTGGTAGGATAACCTCGTTGATACGTTTGTATAAATAGAGTGCCAAGTTCTCCGCTGTTGTACGGAAGTCAAGTACCTCATTCAAATTGCGGTGGTCTAACTTGTCCAGCACGTGCTCCTTGATATGCTGCTTGATATCTTTGAAGTCCACCACCATGAAGGCTTTTGGTCCATCGAGAATTAGCTGGTCTTTGCCCTTCCGTTGTAAAGTTACCTGCAGTCGATACGTATGACCGTGCAGACGAGCGCACTCTCCATCGTACTCAGACAAGAGATGCGCACTGTCGAATGTAAACTCTTTTGTAGCGGTAACCTTCATACTACTGCTCCCTCCTCTAGGAACCTGTGAGGATACCTCTTCCTGAACTTACACATGGAGAGTCCCATCACGTCAGTCAGTGAGAGGCCCTCCAATGTGCAGATTACAGCAATATGCCACAATACATCTCCAAGCTCTTCTGCTAGGTGCATAAGATCCTTAGGCAAGCCTGCCCCACGTGCGAGCCATTTCTTGTAAATCTCCTGTACCTCTCCTGCTTCCTGGCTCAACCCTATAACTAGGAAAGCCATCTGTCCCATCGAACCTAACTGCTCGAACCACTCTTCTTGTGTAACGCTAGAAGCCTCTCTTTGAAATTGCTCCACCAGTTCGGGGTCCAAAGAGTGGAGGGGTGGTGCTTTTACTTTATCCATCACTACAGATCCTCCCTTAACAACGCGCCATTCTGGTCGTCTTCGAATACTGCCACGTTTATCAATCGGTTGGAGCCATACAGAGCGTGTAAGTGATCTTTAACCAATGCAGCCATCTGCTCACACGACATGGTACTTTGATAAGTGTGCATCACTTCTAAAAACTGAGGTGTCGTATGAATAAACCTATCTAAACTTTCTTTGACTATAAAAAACTCTAACTCTCGATCGTCATGGAATACTTCAATCTGAGCTTCGACATTAAAAACATGTCGATGAGGACTTCTCAAAAACTCAACCCGATCGGGTGCGTTAGGATAGCAATGCACACCCTGAAATTGGGTGCGCACCACGATAAACCTCTTCATCGTACCACCTCGCTGCGCTCGTAGTTGCCTTCTCTATTAAAGCGGTCGACTTCCTCTTCTGTAACGTACCAGTTGCCGCCTTTCTTTACTGCACGAAGGTATCCTTTATAGATCAAGTTGAGAGTGGTCACATAGTGTTTATTTATGTGTCTAGCTGCCTCGCGTACAGTCAGCTCTCTTTTCGCATCCACTCATACCTCCCCCTTTTACGTAGTTGGAGAGAGCAAGCAAAGCTTGCTCTCACTACTCATCGAGAAAACCTGTGGGAGACTCCTCAGGTGCCAGTACATCAACGATATTGTTACGCTTCTCCCCTTTGTAGGGTCGTATGTTAACTTTCAAGCGGCAAGGGTAACCCAAAATCTCACCCTCATCAGCAAACGAAGCAGGGTTAAAATTGGACAAGGGAATGTTTGGAGCCACTTTGACCAGCAGGCGCTTTAGTCTGCTCAAACCACTATCCTTGTTCAGTACAGTATGGTAGAACAGCATGCGATTCTCGAAACGTTCGTCAGTGATACGGAATTGGAAGGTTAACATCGGGTTTCCGCTATTCTGAGAATACCCGAATTCCACATTTTCCACAACTGCATCATACACGCCAGGTGGAATTGCTTCGAACTTAGGAAGGTCCTCACTAACACCATCCAAGTTCAGCACCAGGTTGTCGTTGCCGCTGTCGACGTTTTCCTCCAAGCCCACTTCAGCATCTGGATTTAAGAAATCATCGTAAGACATTAGAATACCTCCTTGGAAATCTTATATTAAACACTGATACCTTTATGCAAATTCATAATCTTCTGCATAGTAGGTTCGTCAACGTAATTGCCACGGAACTTCGGAAAGCGATTCTTCGCTTGAAAAGTTCTGCCAGGCTGCAAGTAAAGACGCCGCTTTAATTCGCCGCTTTCTGATGGAGCCGCCACAAAGTACCCCACCACATCTAAGAAGCCTTGCACTTCGTTAGCTAGCTTACCTGGTAAGGCAGGGGTTACAAACCTCTTCTTCTTGTCATCAGTATCAATTGCCTGGCTGCACACAAACACGGTATGCATCGGTAGATCTCTAAAGGACCTAACAAGCAAACGGATCATTTCAGCAGATGTGCCCCATTCCTTAAATTGAGGACTTTCAGGTTCTACATCGAGGGGATACTCACCCACTGTAATTCCAAGCAGTTGGTACATAGCTAACTTTTGAACTTCTGTTAGCGAGTCGATAATTATTGTGCGGTACTTCTTAGGCTTGTCCACTGCTTCGCCTGTAAATTGCTCTTCCAGACGTTTTAGCATTTCAGCGTCGTTAGCATCACGAGCTTTACAATGCAGCCGCAAGTACTCATGCAGTCTTGCGAATTGGTTGTAGGTGCGAATATCTACAATATCAAGGCCTTCGAACTCTTCTACAGACATATCACCAGATTCGACGTTTGCTAACAAGACGTTTTGCATTTCGGGAACTTCAACAGCTGAAGCAGCCAAGGTAGTTTTACCTACCCCAAAGTCTCCATACGTTAGTATATTCAAGAAACGCTGGCGCTTCTTATTTGACATGATACGAAATGCTGGCTGCTTTACCGCAGGTCGAGTCTGATCTCTGGATCCTGCCACACTATCTTGTCCCGCCAATTAACGGTATCCTCCTTTCTTTCGTACATCTCTTCCAGCATCCACTGGTAATCGCTGCCATCTCGCATTGCAAGACAGACACTTCTAAAGTCGCAGCTGCCAGCACACTGAGGAGTCGGGTTAGGATAAAGTCGTACATTTGGGTCCAGCATGTCGTAACCTTCAGTTACTATAAGGTTGTACTCGCTCTCCTTAAAGTATGCGTTCCTTCTGACTCTATCCCATCGGATAAATCTGTCACCATCAAGAGTTTCTTGCTCCATTAGGTACTGTAAGTACTCATCATACTTCGGAGGCAAACTTTCGAGATCGTAGCCTAGATCGGTTAAAGCGATTCTAAACAGATTATACGTTGTATACTGTCGCTTATCGACACTTAAACCTCCCTTTGCGAGTACTTTGGGATACTGAGGAGTGCTTTTCTTGAGCTGAAGGTAAATCATTCCTTCAACTTCCCTCTCGTAATACTGCTCAGCTGCCCAGCAATAGGCGCTAACTTGAGGGTCGAGTTCGAGCTTGTCGGTATCGAACCGACTGGCAGTTTTGTATTCCATTAGCCACAAACGGCCGTGGGGATCCACAACTACGCGATCGAAGGCCCCTTGGTAAACTACAGTCTTACCTGCGTATTTACTAAGCTCTGGAATCTCAATGCTAAACTCCACCTCGACTTGTGGCTTGCCGTCGATCCACAGAGTTTCGAACTCATTTCTTTGCC